TGCAATTATATCTTCTTTATCATCTTCATCCATCTCATCTAAATGTAATGCTGAAATAATACTATTAATAACATATTTTTCTAATTCAGGATCCGCTTCATCCATATCTCTCAACATCTGTCCGATCTTACCTGTATATTTTTGTATTTTTTTGGTATCTTCATCTTCTGTATCTAATTCACCTTCTTCACTACCCATATCATCCATTTCCATGTCATCACCTTCATCATCCATTTCCATATCAATTTCTGCAGAATCACCACTCATATCAACATCAACTTCATCTTCTACTGGTTCTTCAGTTTTAGGTGCATCTACTTTTAAAACTTTCTTTTGTTCTTCTATATCTTCGTCAGAATCAGAAATAACTTCTTTTTCATCTTCTTCGTCTTCGTCTTCTTCCATAACGAAACCAAAACCAGTACCACCACCAAAGGCAACACCATCAGATTCAAAAAGGTTTGTATTTTTTTCAATACCATAAGATTCATTCAACATATCAAATTTTAAATTCAATTGTTTTAATGCCTCAGAATAAGATTTATATCTTTCATCAAATTTATTTTGTAAACCACCGATGTAATTAAAATCTTCCGCCAATAGTGAACCACTATTTTTATTAGAAGTTTTAATAAAGTAATCGTGATTTTCTCTTACGATACCATAAACGATACCATTAGGTCCTTTTTTAATAAGTTCTAATTCAGAATGTGAAGTACTCTCATTTAATGTACTCATTCTTCCCATAAGATCTTTAATCCTATTTAATTTGTCTTGTCCTTTTAAAGATTTTGGATTATAATTTTTCATATTTTATTTTTGTTTTTTTATTATCCGTTAGTCGGTAAACCCGTTTTTATATTAACAAACTGATATTGTTCTGTACCACCAGTTGATGTTATTAAACCTGTTTTTATTTTAGTTTGTGGAGCAATTGGATTACCCAATAGTAAATACCCTGTATCTAATGTAGTACCACTTTGTTGTACAATAATATCTAATGTTTCACCCGCAACACCAATTACTGATGCCCCATTAATTGTATATGTTGCACCTGAGTTAAAATAAACTGCACTATATACAAAATTAGAAAAATCTGCAGTACCATCAGTATGTAAAACAGAATATGTCCCCGTTAAATATGTTCCCATAATTTTATTTTATTAATAAATATTATAAAAATGATAAAAATTTAGTTATTTTAAATTATTACGTTTTTTTAATTTAAAAAATTCTTTTAATGTTAAAGATTTATCATATGATTTGTTTTTCATATCAAATAATTTACCTAAATACCCTGTCCTTCTCAAAACTTTAAATGCGATATTTTCAAAAGAATATTCACCCTCTCTATCTAAACCACTTTGTCTCATTTTTTTAATCTTTTCTTTGGTATTATCAATCATTCTAATAGTCTTATCATATTCTCCACTCTTATACATTCTATATATACCATTAATAGATGTAATAATATTATTAACTTTTTGTTTTACCTTTTCTGTATCAATTTCTCTAGACGCTTTATCTGGTTGTACAACCCAACCATCCCATAATACAGAATATACACCACTAGAAATATGTGGTTCTGTACTATCTTGCACATATAGTTCAACATCATAACCTTTTATGGTTATATCATGTTGTTCATTCCATAAAGACTTTTTACTATCAAAATACTCTTTTACTAATTCAACATTTTCATCAACTTCTTCAAAATTCAATAAAATATGTAAATCAACATCAGAATATTTAGACCAATTATAGTTAGCCAAACTACCAGTTAATATAATATCTGAAATATCTACCCAACCAATATTAAGGGATTCAAAGAAATCATCTGCAATCATTAGTAACCTATTCCTAATTTCAGGATACATATATTCGTCTTTATCAAATATATTTGGTTCTAATGTTGTTTGTATTTCAAACGTTGAAAGATCTAAACCATCTTTTTTTATGATGTCATTAACCTCTTGTTCTGTTAATTTATTTAATTTCATTTATTATTTTTTATATAAATATTAAGAACAAAGAATAAATACTATTTTTTTAGGATTGTTATAATCTCATATCTCCAACCACTATCTGTGTTCTTATTAAATATTTCGCAAATTTTCATTGCCTCTTCAATATACTCAGTTTCAAAAACTTCATCTAAACCATTTAATAATAAAACGTGTTGTAAATGTTTATCACAATCTTTCATTATCTTTTTAATTTGATAAATTCTCTTTTCCATAATACTATTTTTTATTAATTTAAATATTTAATTTCAAAATCTTTACCATCATATATTATATATGAATTGTTTTCAATCCAATCACCACAGTTAATATATTGTATAACCTTATCACCAATTATAACATATTTTATTGTGGGTGTATGTATATGTCCACATATTACACCATCACAATTTCTTTGTTTTGCCTGAAAAGACAATTGATCCTCAAAATTAGTTATAAATTTAACGGCATCTTTTACGGTTTTTTTAACCCATTTACTTAGTGATGGTTTAAAACCTATTTTTTTAAGGATTCTATCAATCAATATTGCCATTTCATAACCTATACCACCTAACTTACCTAACCATCTCAATTTAACCACACCATCATATAAATCTCCATGTGATATATAATATTGATTCCATATATATTCATCAACAATAACAATATTTTCATTAAATACAAAAGGTGTGAATTGTCTTAAAAAATCATCATGGTTACCAGTTACATATACAATTTTTACCCCCTTTACTGATAATAATATTAATTTCCTTATTAATAAGGTGAAATTTTTGTCCCAATACCACCTTCTTTTCAATAACCAACCATCAATAAAATCACCAATAATAAAAATATTTTTAGGTTCGTATTTTTTTAAAATTTTTAACAATTCACCAGCGTTTGAACCTCTACTACCTAAATGAACATCTGAGAAAAACAAAGAATCAATTTTCATATTATTTTTTAATTAGATAAAATACCATTTAATAAAAACGCAATTTTATAACCAGTAAATGCCCCAATCGCAGTAGGTACAGGAAACAATATAAATTTTCCTAGGTCAGTAACATATTTAGGTCTATTAATAACTCTACTCAAAAATAAGTAATAACAAAGATAACCCAACAAAACTGCAATATCTATCCTACACGTAATAAAAGAAACTATTGCAGCACCTAAAAAACCATAGGTAAAATTTTCAAATACCGCAATATAAATTTCTTTCCTATCGGTTTCTTTGTATTCATTTAGTAATTTCCTTAAACTCACTATAAATTTTCTTTTAACTTATTTATTTGTTCTAATAATTGTGTTGTGTCAACATCTTTTTCTGCCCTACTATAAGAATATTTCTTAATAATAGTATTAAAAACCTTTCCTTGACTCTCACTAGTTTCAAACTTACTATAATCTAAATATGTCACATCAGAATAAACATACTGTCTACCAGATTTAAAAATTATTGCCAACTTTTTATCTTTAGTCACATATTTGGATGCAATAATATTTGAACTATCATAAAGACATTCAACATTTCCTTCATAATTGTTTTTTGATAAAACCATAATTTTAATATTTAAAAAGTTTATAAGAATGTATTTGTTTCATTTCATATATAATACCAGTTATAGAAGAAGGTTCATCAATATTGACATTCTGTTCTTCAGTTATTATTACATAGTTACCTGTAATAATCATAGAAGAATCTAAATACTCTAAACTATCTACTGGTTTATTTTCTTCATCTTTTATAAGTAATAAAATTTTTCTGAATTTTGGTGCACTATTAATCATATCACAAAGTTAAATTTATTTTTTGTTATTCCAAAAATAAAAATAAAAAAAACCACATCAAAGTAAAGATGTGGTTTAAATAAATAATTTATATTATTTTTTTTAGTCAATTTTTATTTTTCTAGAATAATCTTTTGTTTTTGTAGGTTTTTCTTTGGGTATAAATATTGTAGTAATACCATTTTCAACCTTTGCGTGAATTTCATCTAATAAAACATTTTCAGGTAATACAAAACTTCTAAAAAACTTACTTAAATTGAACTCTTTAATAATACAATTACCATTTTCACTATTATCTTCATTATTTAATGTTCCTGTAACTTCAATATATTCACCCTTAACCTCAACATTAACATTTTCTTTTAAGAAGCCAGGAGTAAAAATTTCATACTTAAAAGACCATTCATCTTCATATACATTTGTTAGTGGTTTATTTGATGTATACTTTTTTAAGTTTTTATCAAAATCATTTTTTAGTGTAAAGTTTAAATCTGAAAAAAAATCATCAGACATTAGGTTTTCAAAATCTCTAAAAATAGTTAAAAAGTTTCTTCTCATTTTTTTGTTTTTTTATTTTATTATTATTTTACAAACCTAAATTATCAATTGATGTACCATACTATTTTTAATGACATAATGTCAGAATTAAAAAAAATTTTATGTTATTATTTCATTTTTTTGTTTTATTTTAAAAATGTTATATATTTGAACCCATCACCAAAAATATTTAGGTAAATCTTTACGATTTATATAAACAAAAATATATTTATATAAAAACAATTGTATTATGAAGAAAGTACTCCCTAAAGTTAGAAAAATTATCAATATGTCAATTAAACAGACAAAAATATACAATGATTACGAATTAAAAATAGATTATATTATTCTATCAATTATAAATGACTATAATAATAGTGCAATAAGAATACTTTTAAGTATGAATGTTGATATAGATAAATTATATAAAGAAATAGAGGATAATATTTTATCTAAAAAAAATAAAATAAGTATAGAGTTTAATGAAAACGAACCAGATATTGAATTCACAACAAAAAATATTCTAAAAGATGCAGAAGTTGAATGTGATGATTTAAATGAAAATTTTCTAGATACTCACCATATAATATTGTCAACATTAAAAAACAAAAACGATATAAATAAAATTTTTAGAAAAATGAAAGTTAATTACAAAAAGTATAAAAAACATACTGAAAAATTTATCCTAGAAAATAGTACTGATGAAACTGATGATGATGACAACAAATACAGTGGTAAGTACAGTAGTAAAAAATCCTCTAAAACATCATCAAAAACTTCAACACCGATATTAGATAATTTTTCTATTGATGTTACTAAAAGAGCATCAGATGGTAATATTGATCCTGTAATTGGTAGAGATGATACCGTCCAAAGAGTTGCACAAATTTTGGCAAGGAAAAAGAAAAACAACCCTGTTTTAATTGGTAATCCTGGTGTCGGTAAAACAACTATTGTTGAAGGTTTAGCATTAAAGATTGTACAAGGTGACGCACCTAGAACTTTACTTAATAAAAGAATTATATCTTTAGATTTAACTTCATTAGTTGCGGGTACAAAATATAGAGGACAATTTGAAGAAAGAATTAAAGGTATCGTAGATGAATTAATTGACGTAGATAATGTTATTTTATTTATTGATGAATTACATACTATCGTAGGGGCAGGTAATGCGTCAGGTACAATTGATGCCGCAAATGTATTGAAACCCGCATTGGCAAGAGGTGATTTACAAA